CATACCGCCAAATCATCGGGTGCCGTGATGAATTGTCCATTTTGTCGCGTTTGCCTATTACCCGGTTTACTACTCAATACCAGCGTGTAGACGTTCCCACGCAATCACAGAAATCTGATTTTGCCTTCACCGCCGAGGCCGGCGCCGTGAATTTCGATGAACCCACGTTCGGGCAATCGGCAATTCAGATTTACACCGCAACGCTGGCAATGAAAATTAGTAACCAATTGTTGCGCGATGAAAAGGCGAATTTGGAACAATTCCTCACCGAGGAAATCGCCCGCGCCGCCGCCCGAAACATCAACCAGTACATTATTAGCGGTACCGGGTCAAGCCAACCATACGGCCTCACCCAGCGCGTTACGCAATCATTCACGTTCACTAGTGCAACCGCTATTGATTTTGATGATGTCTGGGGCGTACAAGGCGCCGTGCCGTCACCATACTGGGAACAAGGGGCCAACGGTTGGGCGCTACGTGGTTCCACACTCACCGCAATTCGTGGGTTGACGGGCAACTATGCACAATCGGGCAACCTAAACGTTACCAAAGATAGCATAGACGGTATGCCCGCGCAACTCACCGATTACGTCGCGGCAATCGGTACCACCAATAAGTCATTGTGGTTCGGTAACTGGCGTTACTATATGTTCGTTGAAAATCTGGACGTGGAAATTAGCCGCAACCCGTGGTTGTATCAGGCAAACGGCCAAACCGCCATTTTCGTAACCATGCGATGGGGCGGCGACGTTACCCAACCCGAGGCGTTCGCATACGGCGTACACCCGTAAACCATGCACGGCGGGGCGCTGGGGAACCCCCGGCGCCCCAATGGGGAGTATATGCGCGTAACACTATTACAGCGGTACATAGAACGGGAAAACGGGCGTATGGTAGTACACCCGCCCGGTACCACGTTAGATTTACCACACGGGCAATTATTGATAGATCGGGGCAAGGCAACCGCCGCCGAACCATCAGCGCCCAAACCGGCGGAACCGCCGCAACTTAACGAACCGCCGCCCGGGCGCCGGGGGCGCCCAAAGGGGAAATAACCGATGGCGTATACTACCGTTTCGGATCTAAAATCCTATATGGGGATAACGGACAGTACCGACGACGCACTATTAACGGTACTGATTGGCGCCGCACAAAAACAAATAGAAACCCTAACCGGGCGAACATTTGAGGCGGCCGCCGATACCACCCGCACGTTTACCCCGCTGGGGGTAGACTATGACGGCAACCTGTGGGGGGACGGCATCACATTAGGATTAGATACGGATTTATATTCAGTTACCAGCATAACCAACGGGGACGGTTCCAACATTCCCACAAATGCGGTTTCACTCTTACCACTTAACGGCGTGCCGTATTCGGCTATACGTATCAAACTTAATACTCAGTACGTTTGGACGTATACCGGATCGCCCGACGGTTCCGTACTGATAACCGGGCGTTGGGCGTACTCACTAACCCCGCCGGCGGACGTGGTAGAACTCACCAAGGAAACCGCCGCCCGTATGTACCGCCGCCGCAACGGAACCGAAAACCGTATAACCGACGCAATCAGCGCCGACGCGGTATTTTTGCCGGCGTACAAATTGCCCGATGATATTGCAAAATTACTCACCCCATACATTCGGCGGGGGTGGTAATATGACGGCGCATTTAATGGATATTTTGAACGATCTGGCCAACGTACCCGCCGAAATTAACGGCGTTGTAGTACCCGTATACTATAATGCCACACTTAAAAACGGGTACGAGGAGGCGGATTTGCCCGCCCGGGTATTGCAGGTTACGAATTTCACGCTAAACAGTATGAAAAACGTTTCATTGCGTACACCCTATAACGTGGTTGTGAATTGGGCAATTCAGGATATTCTACTATTTCGTAGCGCCGGATTGGGGCGTGGTTTGGGTGATATGGCGCAATCGGTTACCGAATACGCCGAATCATACGTAGACGAAATACGCGGCATTGGTTCTATTGATTGGACGCGTACCACGGTAACGGGGACGTTTCCGGTATTGGAGTACCCGGCGGCGTCGGGCAAGTATTACAACGCCGTTGTGATGACGGTTGAAGTGTTAGACATAGTAAAGGGGTAAACCATGGCAACAACGGGACAAATGTCCGGGGCGTTCGGTAAAATCGAAATCCGAACCCCCAGCGGGACGGGTTCATTTACGGATATTTCGGGATCGTCGCAGGCCGTCGAAGTAGCAACGGTTACGCGCAAATCGGGGATGGCGTTCCCGCTGGATTCTGATACGCCGGCGGTAACATACGGCAAACAGGAAGGCGCCGAAGTAACGTTTATGGTGATTTATACCGATGTGGTAGCAGAAGCGTATCAAACCGCGCTAACCACGTTTGAGGCCGCCGGCGGGGCAACATTAGACGTAAAGTGGACACCGGGCGGTTCCACCGCTGGCGCCGATACGTACACCATTACCGGGCGTATTACGTCCATTGATTACCCCGGGTTTAACGGTGACAGCGGCGATCCAATCATGTGCAATTTTACGGTTACGGGTTCGCACGTCGTCCACACGGTGTAACCGATGAAACCACCAACATACAAAATACGGGATCTGCCGTTATCTATTGACGATGCCTGCCTACTAGAGGATGCACAAGAAAACCCCAGCGTTCGCAAAATGCGGCCGTTCATTGAAAAGTATTTGATACTTAATGAAGGCCAAACGTTGGCGGATATTCCATTATCGGATATGGGGGCAATTATTACCGCCATCATGCAACGGAACGGCGTGAGCAAATCCGATTTAAAACGCTGAAGGCGCGGGTGGTTGCACACGTATACACCCGCGCCCCCGCGCCGCTGGAGTATCTGAAATTGATATTGTGTCGGGACGTGTACCACTGCCCGCCGGATAATTTGCCGGATTACGCAACCTGTATGCGGGCGCTAGCCATGATAGACGCGGAACAAACCGCCCAACGGCAATTACAAAAGGCGAGGAAAAAGGGGCGCTAAATGGCACAAATTATATGAGAGTTTGTCGGACAAGATAACGCCTCCGGCGTTGCGGATTCGGTGGTAAAATCGGTTACCCAAATTGAAACCGCCACCACCAGCGCCGGGGGTAGTATTGACGTATTCGGCGAAATTGCCAAGGGTGCATTACGCGGAATTGGACAGGCCGCACTAAACGCCGTTTCCGGCGGTATATCCATGCTCAGCGGTATTGTGTCATCGTCAATTGATGAGGCGGCGCAATGGCAATCCGCACTAGCACAAACCGAGGCGGTTATTGCGTCAACCGGGGGCGCCGCCGGGCGTACCGCCGAAGAAATGGCCGGATTAGCCTCCGATTTGTCGGCGGCGTCGGGAATGTCGCTATTTTCCGATGATGCAATTTTGGGCGCGCAAAACGTTTTAGCAACGTTTACGAATATTCAAGGCGTACAATTCGACGACGCAACCGCGGCTATTGTGGATATATCCCAAGCGCTGGGAACGGATCTACAATCCGCAAGTATCCAAGTTGGTAAAGCGCTAAACGATCCAATAGCCGGCGTGGGGGCGTTATCCCGGGTTGGCGTATCGTTTACCGAACAGCAAAAAGAGCAAATTAAAACGTTGCAACAATCCGGCGATATTGTCGGGGCACAGGCCATCATCATGGGGGAACTCAACCGCCAATTTGGCGGGAGTGCCGCCGCCGCCGTCAATACATACGCCGGCCAAATGACGGTACTCACCGAACAACTCAACGACGTAAAACAAGGGGTTGGCGAGGCAATATTGCCACTACTCCAAAAGTTGGGAAACCTACTCGTTACCTATGCAGTACCAGCGGTACAAACGATGGCCGACGCGTTTATAGCGTTTGTTGATGGTATCGAATGGGGCGTAATTTTCGACACAATCAACAACGGGTTTAATTCGGTTGCGGGTGTAATATCCGGGATTGATTGGGCGTCAATAGTAGCAGTAGTAACCGATGTTGCATTAGCGTTTTACCGGTTCGTATCGGGTATTGATTGGGGCATGATTGTTGGGGTGTTATCCCAATTAGGCGCAATCATTTATGATGTTGTGGTGGGGGCGTTTAATTTTTTAGCGCCGATCATACAACGGATTATAGATATTGTGGGGATATTAGCGCCCCAATTGTACGCAATCGGCGTGGCGCTGGTTGCGGCGTTCCAATCCCCGGCGGTGGTATCGGCGTA